GTATACGCCAATTAGTGTTGCCCAGTTGTCTGGCGTTCCAATCTTTCCGCCATTGGCTGCAACGAAAATTTCATGCTTCTTGATCAGTTGTAGAGTGTTACCAACAAACATTACTCCGTAGTCTAAGGGAGTAAACATGGTTCTAGCCGCTTCAACATCGAACATGTCGCCTGTTGCTAACCCTCCGTTGGCATCGAAAATGCTATTGATGACTTTCTTTACCACACCGAGTTGTTTAACTTTAGCAGGACTTGAAATCCAGATCGGAATATCAAAAGTCATTGTGCAAACATCAATCGGCTCTTCTCCGCCTGCTGGAATACTACGACTAGTCCAGTTAATGTCTGTGCGGTTAACAACAGTCAAACTGGTCCAGTCTATGTAGTTGTCGGTGCTTTGTATTTCCATGCTGGGATTAAACAGCACACCCATTTGCTCAATGAGTTGTAATTTTTGTTCAGTATTGCTGGTCCAGATATCTAACTTTAGCGTCAACTTGTAGGGAACAGGCATCAGTCGTTCAACTGTGTATGCCGAGTCCTGTGCAGTACCGTATTCACCAGTGACAGGATCATAACTGGTTTGACGTAAATTTAGTTTGCTGACAAAGTTGGGTTCTTGCATACGCGATTGATCGTATTGCAACCCACTAATGTAAACAGCCATAGCAGGAACAGCGTTCATTGCGCTCTCACTATTATTGCGTAGGATCATTGATGCTTGTCTACTAGCATCGCCGTAGTATACTGGCACACGTTGTAGTGAGTGTCCGCCAAACTCAACTTGGAAGTTTGATACCATTCTTATAAATTGCGATACGAAGCGGCGTATCTGTCCGTCGTAGAAAAATTGTTGAGCCATTAGTTATCCGCCAGTGGTTTAAGGATCTTGCTAAGTCCTTGTAATGTAGAATGAGTACCCCCGCTGTGGTCCGTATACTCGCTGGTGTCGTTAACAAACCCACTGCGTAGAGTATGGTTATTAGATCCAAGTGTAAGGTTAGCCCTTACGTTATCTTCAATCTTAACCCAACGTTTACCATCATATCTAAATAATCTGCTTGGGGTGTAATCTGTGCGTAATGCAAAATCACCAACGCTCGGGCTGGTTGGGAAAGTTATGCCATTGTGTACAGGTATACCGTTTGGAGCAACACCATTGCCTGTCAGGTATCCGTGTACTTTGTCTAGTGGTGTAACCGACTCTTGGTCTGGTGTGTTGTGTGATGCAACATACAATCCTGACGTGTCGTACCCCGATGCAGGCACATCAATCTCTGCTTGTGCAATAATAGCATCGTTGATATTTTGATACTTGGATAGAGTACTTAAAACATCTGCAATACTGCTATTTGTGTTTGTACCTGCATTTATATTGTTAATGATATCTTTGTACTCTTGGCTGTCTGTTAGTGGGTTTAGTTTAACACGCCAAATATGTGGCCACCAAGTTGGAGTAAAGCCTTCGCTGCCAAACTGTGCATCACTGCAAACATAAAAACGTTTTAGTGCCACAGGCAAGTCTTGGTCTAGTGCATTATAGTCCATCAAGTGCATTAGTTCAATCACGTCACCGTTGATGATCTTGCGACCAATGGTGTCCACCATGTCGTTTAAATGGAACGTCATAAACAACGTGCCGCTCTGTAAAAATAAACCAAATTGGCTCAAGTCAAAACTGTTATCTGCCACTTGGTACTGCCCACGCAAACTGTATACGCTGGTATCGTATTTGCGGTCCCTGTTTTCCAAGAACAACAAGTCCTGGATATTCATTTCACTTTGATTTGTGTAATTGGGTTTAGTAACATCTGTGCTGTCTGTGACTTCTGCAGGACCCAGGTATTTGTGTAGCAGTACGCCAGTTCCGCCAATGGTGTAGATTTCAGATATGCGTCTATCTAAAAATTTGTAATCGTTGCTATGTTTACCGTCTTTCCAAAGGCTTAAACGTGCCATACTCAGTCCTCAATGTAGTATTTATGGGTTTGACCATTAATGGTTTTTATCGTATAATATGGGTATGCAAGAAAGACACCAAACACACCGTGACGAATTGGACGTATGTTTGACCATGTTGCAAAATACCCACAATATGGTTGCCAAAAGCACCCTGTGGAAGTTCTACAATAACTTGCGTCTAACATGGGTAGATTTGGACAACGAAATGGTGGAGTGCAGGCGTCTTAGAAAAGTAACACTAAAGTATACAGAATTAGAATCCCGCTTTGCAGAGCATTACAAGAACTTTGAGCAGTGGACCACAATGGCCGCACTTATGTACTAACTTGACCTAAAATGGATTTTCTAGTATAATTACCATATGTATAAATTAATAAACAAAGCAGGAGCAGAGTTAGATGGGTTTGAAACCCTGGATTCTGCTATGCAGGCCGCAAAAGCAGTGGGATTCTTTGTAACTATCAAAGGCCCGGACTTTGAGGTGTGTGGTATTTTTGGTGTTGACTCAGTCAAGGACGGCAAGTGCCCAGACGGCATTGCCTACGATTGGAACAAAGCCAGCCGCATTGGCCGTGTTAAAAAGGAACGTGTGTGATTAAGGACTATTTGGGCAGGGAGTTGGCAATCGATGACCACGTCATATTCATGGCTCAGCACTATCGCGAATTGCGTCTAGCAAAGATTTACGCATTTACTCCCAGCGGCAAAGCACGAATCAGTTGGGGCGAGCATAAATGGCAAACCCTTTTACAAACCGGTACCCAACTAGTTAAAGTAGAAGGCCCGGAACTCACTTATTTCTTGTTGAATCAAAAAGGATAAACGATGGCAACAGTAGCAGGCATTAAGATCAAAACTAAAGCACCTCGTGAAAAGCGTATTGCATTTGCAGACGAAAAGTACACTGGCCCGGAGCCAGAATGGTCTGCTGATGCGGCTGAGTGGGACAATGAAAAGTTTGACAATCGTCTTCGCAAGAGTTTTTACTACTACAATTATTACTACAGCCAAAAAGACTGTAAGAAGTATGTGGTTGAGTGGTTGCAAAAGAACAGCAAACTCAGCATTGAGGAAGTCAAAGCATTTAACCGTGCAGGCGATCGTTTGCTACCAATGACTGTGTGCAGTTTGATTATGGCACATCGTGCAGGCATGCCATTCCGTGGACGCCACATTGAGTTTATCATTGACAGCGTACAAGATGTTATCAGCAAAGCCGAGCCCGAAGTGCTTGATGTGATTGCTACCCCAGAACAAGTTGCATATCGTCCCACTATCCAAGACCGCTTAAATGAAAAAACCAGCGAGATCATTGGTGAACTTGAGGGCGTGTTTGACGATGTTGCTACAGGTGTTAAAAATCCCACCAAGTTGTATGACTTTTTAGTCAGCAACAATGTGGTCCAAAGTCAATTGGGAAAGTATGAAGACCTTTATAACAAGCGTAAAGCAGAGTTGGAATTGGCTCAAAGCCGAAAAGACGAGCAAGTCAAAGAGGGTTATAGTCATCTCAAAGCGGCTGACTTCAAACGCATCATTGGCTGGATCGACGACCTGCTTGCCGCAGTTGAGCAGTACCGAGGAGTTAAAAAAGCCACGAAAAAGGCTCGTGTTAAAAAGGCTCCCTCCAAAGAAAAACTCGTGGCTAAACTCAAGTACGCAAAAGATGACAAGGCGCTTAAAATCGTGTCTATTAATCCTGCAGACATTATTGGCTCAAGTGAACTCTGGGTCTATAACACTAAAACCCGAAAACTTGGAAAGTATGTTGCGGCGGCATATCACACCCTTTCAATCAAAGGGACGAGTATTACGGGTTATGACGAAGACAAATCCGTCAGTAAAACACTTCGTAAGCCTGATGAAAAACTCAAAGAGTTTGCTAAATCGGGTAAAGTGCAGTTGCGTAAGTTTATTGAGGACATCAAAGCCACAGAAACTAAACTAAATGGGCGCATTAGCACAGATGTAGTGTTGCTCCGCACAGCATAAGCCGCAAAGTCCTGTCTACTAGTAATAAATACTGGTAACAGGACTTTTCTATGGCCACAAAAGACACAACCATTTATGACAACAGGGGTAATCTAGTTACCCAAAGTTTGTACGACCCCGACACAGGAACCGGATCGGGGCATATTGCATACGACCCAGCCGAATACGAATCAGCAGATAAAAAACGTGCCGAGATCACAGACTACATTCGTATGCGTTTAGCAGACGGCATTGTTGACGTTGAATTGGAAAAAGAACACTATGAGATGAGCATCAAGCAAGCGATGATCAAGTATCGTCAGCGTAGCAGTAATGCGGTTGAAGAATCCTATGCGTTCCTACAACTACTACCCGAAACACAAGAATACATTTTGCCCGCTGAAATCATGGAAGTGCGCCAAGTGTTCAGACGAGGCATTGGTAGCACATCGGGTACAACAGCAAGTCAATTTGAACCATTTGCATCAGGTTACTTAAACACATACATGTTGGTTGCCGGCCGCGTTGGTGGATTGGCTAACTATGAATTGTTTACACAGTATCAAGAACTTGCAATGAAGATGTTCGGCGGCTTCTTGAACTATTCCTGGAACAAGACCACAAAGAAACTAGTCGTCATGCGTAAAATGCCTTACACCGGCACAGGACAACACTCAGTTGATGACGCAGAAACCTGTTTGTTATGGTGCTACAACTACAAACCAGACTCTATGTTGCTAAACGACTATATGGCATTTCCTTGGATCCAAGAATATGCTTACAGTTTTGCTAAACGAGTACTAGGCGAAGCACGTAGCAAGTTTGCTAGTATTGCAGGACCACAAGGTGGTACACAATTAAACGGTACAGCACTAATTGCAGAAGCCAAAGAAGAAATGTTGGCTCTAGAAGAAGAATTAAAACGCTTCCAAGATGGCGGAATGCCAATGACTTGGGTAACAGGATAATTGACTTTCAATTTATCGAACTTAAAACCGCAAAGATATAGTTACTATATAAGTTTATTATCGCAACACTTTGGTGTTAGGGTGATAGACTTGTATAGTTTTCCGCCACGGTGGCCGGTTGAACTAGCCGAATCCTCCTCAATCGATCCACAAATAATTGTAATAGATGACGAGTGCATATTTCACATTGACGGCAAGATACGAATGGGGCAATTTGACATTTTCAATGAATGTGCAATAACACACCCTAACACAGTTTTCCTTGTTAAAGTGCCAGAAGTACAACGTGTACTAGAGTCCAAGGGATTAAAAGTGATATTGTGTCCTTGGTTAATGTCAGTTGACGACGCCATATCGCTGAATAAGAGCAATGCGATTACAGTGCCAGCGCCAGCAGACCATAAATCAAAACCCTATTTCTCACTGAATAATAATTATAGGCTACAAAAGAGTTATTTGTTGTTTGTACTACAACAGCATGATATTCTTGATTGCGGATTTGTAACTGCAAATCACCCTAAGTTTAACAAAAATATTCAATCAGGCAACATGATGCACTACACCGATGTACCTAGTACGCCGGTAGTGGCAGGGGCAGGATACGAACGTGTAGTTTCCCAGGTGAATAATGTGCCTGTAACAGCGAACGCATTAAATTTTTCAAAAGTAATTAACAGCGTAAACGGATGTGTGCAAATATCTGTGGAAACAAGTATACGATCATTCTTCCCAACAGAAAAAACTCTCATGCCACTTGCAATTGGCAAACTTCCATTGTGGGTAGGCAAGTGTGGTCTAGTACAAGAAGTTCGTAACGAGGGATTTGATGTATTTGATGATCTAATAGACCACTCGTATGATTTGATCTCCAACCCAAAACGCCGTATAATTGGGATGGTTAACAGTAATTTGACCTTACTTACAAATACATCTACAATTAACAAATATAACGGTGTGCAAAAACGCCTGCAACAAAACATAGAACATTTTAAGTATAATTGGCTTAACTTAAAATTAACTCAATTGG